CTTTTAGTACAAAATAGTAAATCAAAAATAATTATTCTAAACGCATTTAAAGAAGTCGAACATATTATCCCAACAATCAACAACATAAAAGTGGAGGTCGTAAATTGAACAAATGAAGTTAATATTTGATATTGAGACTGATGGTCTAATATTATCTGTAACTAAAATTCATTGCATCGTAATAAAAAATATTGATACCAATAAAATATATTCTTTTAAATATGATGAAATAGATAAAGCATTAAAATTACTTAGTGATGCGACTTTGCTAGTTGGTCACAACATTTTAAAATTTGATATTCAGGTAATTAAAAAACTTTATCCTGACTTTAAATATAAAGCAGAGATATTTGATACTTTGCTTGTTAGCAGATTAATATATACCAACAGAAAAGAAGAAGATTTTAGACTGAAAGAAGTACCTACTAAATGTATAGGAAGACATAGTTTAGAAGCGTGGGGTTATCGAATAGGTTTAAGAAAAGGTGAATTTCTTAAGACCGGAGATTTTTCTAAATGGTCTAAAGAAATGCAGGAATACTGTGAATTAGATGTAGCTGTAACACATGAGCTATATAAATTAATTCTAAAACAAAAGTATTCTCCTGAAGCAATTCAGCTAGAACATAACTTTGCCGAATGTATTATTCGTCAAGAAGCACACGGATTTTTTTTTGATGTGGCTTCTGCAAAGAAGCTGTATGCCTCACTTGCAAACAGAAGGTCGGAGTTGGAAGAAATTCTAGCTTCGGCCTTCCTCAATTGGAAAAAATATATTGGTACATTTACTCCAAAAAGAGACAACAAAACAAAAGGTTATAAAGCTGGAGTAGGAATAAAAAGATATAAAGAAATTACATTCAATCCAAATTCACGTGACCATATTAGTGACAGGTTAATAAATAAAGGTTGGAAACCTAAAGTCTATACACCTGATGGAAAACCAAAAGTAGACGAAACAGTTTTAAATAGTCTTCCTTACAAGGAAGCTAAAATATTATCAGAACATTTTTTAATACAAAAAAGAATAGCTCAGTTGGCTGAAGGTAAGCAGGCTTGGCTAAAACTAGAGAGGAATAATAAGATTCATGGACAAGTCATTGAAAACGGAGCAATCTCGGGAAGATGCACCCACAATCACCCAAATATTGCGAACGTACCTTCTAATTCCGTTACATTTGGTACAGAGTGTAGGTCTCTATTTATCGCACCAAGTGGTTTCAATCTTGTTGGCTGTGATGTTTCTTCTTTGGAGTTATCTTTGTTGGCACATTTTCTTTTTCCTTACGATAAAGGGAATTTTAAAAAAGAATTATTGGAGGGGGATATACATTCCAAAAACGCCAAAGCTCTCGGACTTACCTCCCGTGCTCAAGCGAAAACTACTATATACGCTTATATCTACGGAGCAGGAAATGAAAAGCTCGGCAAGATTATTGAAGGAGGTATTAAAGAAGGAAAAGAACTTAGACGAAAGCTTTTAGAAAAAATTCCAGCACTAAAGAAATTAAGAGATGATGTTGTAATAACATTCAGAAATCAAAAATATATATTTGGATTAGATAAAAGAAAACTTTTAGCTAGAAGTGAGCACTCAATTTTAAATTTACTAATTCAATCAGCCGGCTCACTAATAGTTAAACAAGCAACAATTATATTACATAGGAAATTTAAACAATGTGGATTAAAAACAAATGACGTTCAAATGGTTGCTCATATTCATGATGAGCTACAGTTGCAGTCAACAAATTCTCTTGCTGATAAAATAGGAAAATTAGCAGTTCAATCAGTTAAAGAAGCTGGAGAGCATTTTAAAATTAGACTTCCTATAACAGCAAAATACAAAATCGGAAAAAATTGGAGTCAGACCCATTAAGATTAGATGGTTAGGTAAGAATATTAATAAACTATTTGTTGTATGTAACTTGCCTAGCCATTTAATTTTGGTGGCCGATGCCGAACTCGAATCGGCACTCCCAAAAGGGCATGGATTTTAAGTCCATTGTGTCTACCAGTTTCACCAATCGGCCTCAAAAATTAATGTCAAAACCATTTACTAAATACGACTTTATCACTGACCTAGATTATGGCAAGGCTAGTGAGAAAACCATAGCTGGGATTTTAGGATTATCTGCAAAGGAATTTGAAGTCAAGACCGAAAGGGATTGGTGGACAAGAACTGGAAACATAGCAATCGAATTAGAATATAAAGGAAAAGCTTCAGGACTAAATATAACAGAAGCTCCTTATTGGATTCATGTTTTACAAGAAAAGGATGAGCCTTTTTGTTTTGTAATTATTCCAGTTAAAAAATTAAAAATCCTAGTCGAAAAATTAATCAAATCAGGTGTTGAGCCAAGAATGGTTGGCGATGGCAATAACAGTAAGTGCCTCATCGTTAAAAAAGAAATTTTACTCAACTACAAACTTTATATCCAAAAACAACAATAAGGAAATTATGATAAGAAAAATAAGAGCTAAGAAAAGAACACTCTTAGTGGATGGCGACATCATTTGTTATCGAATAGCAACTGCTATTGAAGAGCCTACAGAATGGCAAGATGATATGTGGACTCTTCATGCAGATGCTAAATTAGGTAAGGAATTATTAGAAAATACTCTAAACAGATATTTAAAAGAATTAAACTGTAATAATATTGTTGTAGCTTTATCTGATAAGACTAATTTTAGGAAAAAACTTTTTCCTGAATATAAATCTCATCGAAAGAAAGTTAGAAAACCAATAATTGTAAAACCTCTCAAGGAATATATTTATAAACAATATCCTACTTATCGTTTACCAGATTTAGAAGGTGACGATACTTTAGGAATTTTAGCTACATCTAAGTACAAAGATAATTGCATCATACTAAGCTCAGATAAGGATATGAGGACTATTCCTTGTTTTCATCATTTTATACACGACAACCAAACAGAGTTAGTAGATGAAAAAACTGCTGATTATTATTTTATGTTTCAAACTTTGACTGGAGATTCTAGCGATGGATATTCAGGAATAAAAGGTTGTGGAGCTATTAAAGCTGAAAGAGTTTTATATAACTCAGAAAAGACTTTGCCTTCAATGTGGAAAGCTGTCGTTGAAGAATACAAAAGAAATAATCTAACAGAAAAGGATGCTCTACTTCAGGCACGTATGGCCAGAATATTAAGAAGTTCTGATTATAATTTTAAAAACAAAAAACCTATTTTATGGAAGTTATGAGTCCATTTGAATTTATGGATGAACACGAACAAATAAAAAATCTTCATGACAGAATTAATAACATGAAGACTATTGATACAGCTCATCAAAAACTTAATGGAGAACTAAGAGAAGAAGTTAAGTCATTAAGAAATGATATGAAATTAAAAGATAAAGAAATTGGAAGAATGATGCAAAAAATTAATAAATTAGAAAGCAAATTAAAATGACACATAAAGATATGTTTAAATCATCAACTTATCATTCATTAGAAAGACAAGTTAATGGAAAACATTATTCCTCTTTTAAGATTCAACCGGCAGAATTTATAAATGAAAACAAAATCCTTTTTGCTGAAGGTAACGCCATTAAATATATCTGTCGGCATCAAATGAAGGGCAAGGAAGTAGATATAGACAAGGCTATTCATTATTTGGAAATGGTTAAAGAGAGAGATTACAATTAAATGCCACCTTATAAATTAAAGAACGAATTAGTCATGCGTGCTCTGTATTTAAGTAAACAGGGTTTATCCAATACTGTTATTGCGCAACGTCTAGGAATAAGTAATTCACGGGTTGCTATGCTGGTGAGAAGACACAAAGAGAAATTATCAGAAGGTTACACTATGGACTTAAATAAAATTAATGAAGAGTGGAAGAATAATAGGCAAACTTTTTAATAAAAAGGACACTTTAGATAGATTATGCAAAATAAAAAATTAGATGACATAAAAGTACCAGTAATTCCTAAAGATTTACTGGATGCTTTAGACGTATTATTTCCTGAAAGAACACCTCCTATTACAATGGAATATCGGGAAATTTGCTTCAGAAGTGGTCAAAGAAGTGTAATTAATTTTTTACACGAAAAAAACAAACAACAATCAGAAAATATATTGGAGAAAACATAATATGTGTGGAAGTATTTTTAGACCGAAAATGCCTGCTCCCCCGCCACCACCACCTCCAGCTCCAATTCTTGCTCCACCTGTTACAGAGGTAAAACAAGCAACTGCAAGACCGGCTGGATATAGTGAAGGTGGAAGGAACTTGAATTTAGCTTCTTCTTACGAAAGAAAAAGAGTTGGGTCTTCACAATTAAGAATACCTATAGTTGGAGGACTGTAATATTAAATGGCAACAGATACTTATGGCGTTGGCTATAATTCTAATACAATAGAAGGAAGATATAACCAGTACGCTAGAAATAGAGAATTATTTCTTGAGAGAGGAAGAGAATGTACTCAATATACAATTCCTACTCTTATACCTGAAGAAGGTCATAGTGCGACCTCACGTTATTATACTCCTTTTCAAGGAATAGGAGCTAGAGGCGTAAACAATTTAGCATCCAAATTATTATTAACATTACTCCCACCTAACGCACCTTTTTTTAGATTTTCCATAGACAACTTTATCCTCAAAGATATGGAGGGTGATGAAAATTTAAAAACTGAAATAGACAGAGGTTTAGTCGAAGTCGAAAAAGCAGTTATGGAAGACATTGAAATTAGCTCAGACAGAGTAGCTTTATTTGAATGTTTGAAACATCTTATCGTAGGTGGAAATTGTTTATTATTTGTCTCTAAAGAAGGATTAAGAGTTTTTCCTTTAGATAGATATGTTTGTAAACGTGACCCAATGGGTAACGTATTAGAAATTATAACAAAAGAAACAATTAATATTAATGTTCTTCCTGAAAATATAAGAGAAGTAATTTATAAAACTAATAAACCTGAAGACATTGGAGACAAGACTTGTGATTTATATACTTGTGTTAAACGAATTAAAAATAAATTTGAAGTAATACAAGAAGTTAAAGGTGTAGAAATACCTGAATCTGCTGGTTCTTACCCAGTAGATAAAACTCCATATATGGCTCTAAGAATGATTAGAGTTGATGGTGAAAATTATGGTCGTTCATATTGCGAGGAATATCTTGGCGACCTCAAATCGCTTGAGAATTTAACAAAAGCAATCGTAGAAGGCTCTTCAGCTTCAGCTAAAACTCTTTTTCTTATTTCGCCAAATGGTACGACTCGCGCTAGAGCATTAGCTCAATCTGAAAATGGAGCAATCATAGAAGGAAATGCAAGTGACGTGTCGGTATTACAGGTTTCAAAATTTGCAGATTTTAGAGTAGCTCAAGAAACTATGGCTAAGATAGAGCAAAGATTATCTTATGCCTTTTTATTAAATGCTTCAGTTATTAGAGATAGCGAAAGAACTACAGCAGAAGAAGTAAAAATGACAGCCGAAGAATTACAAGCTTCTCTTGGTGGAATTTACGGAATTTTATCTCAAGAATTTCAATTACCATTTGTTAGAAGAAAAATAGCAATTTTGGAAAAAGGTGGAAGATTACCAAAACTTCCTAAAAATGTAGTTAGACCAAAAATAGTTACAGGTCTTGAAGCATTGGGAAGAGGTAACGATAGAAATAGATTAGTACAATTTTTACAGACTCTCGCAGGTACATTAGGCCAAGAAACAATCGGTCAATATGTCAACGTATCTGAAGCAATAGTTAGATTAGCTACTGCTGATGGAATTGAAGTTAAAGGTTTAATTAAATCACCTGAAGAACTTCAAGCCGAAGTGGAGCAACAACAAAGACAACAGTTGGAGATGGAACAAGCGCAGGCTGTAACAAGTGCAGGTGAAAATATTGCAAGCAACATACCACCGAAGACAGTAGGTGAAACACTTAAACACATGCAACAATCATAGGAGAAAAAAAATGGTAGATAAAGTTGAAATAAAAAATGAAATGGAAAAAAATATTTCTTTAGAAGAGCAGGAAAAGACTCAAGAGAAACAAGAAGCTCAAAAAACTGATGAACAAGTAAGTGAGACTTCTGAGGCTAGACCTGATTGGCTTCCTGAAAAATTTGCTAATGCTCAAGAATTAGCAAAAGCTTACAGTGAGTTAGAGAAGAAACAATCTCAGCCTAAAGAAGAAGAAATAGCTGATGAAGTTAAAACAACTGAACAACTTAAAATTAATAAAGAGAAAGTTGAAAAAGAAACTAACATCAGCTTAGATAATTTTTATGATGAGTATGCTAAAACTGGAAACTTATCAGAAAAATCTTATAAAGATTTAGCTGGTAAAGGTTTAGATAAATCTCTCGTAGATTCTTATATTGCTGGTCAACAAGCTTTAGCAGACAAGCACGTTACATCTATTCATTCAGTAGTTGGAGGTCAAGAAAGCTATAATAATATAGTTAAATGGGCTTCAGAAAATCTTACTGAAAATGAAGTTCAGGCTTTCAATCAAACAATGGATAATGGAACTTTAGACCAAGCTCAATTAGCTATCTCAGGTATTCAGGCCAAATATAATGCAGTAAATAAAGAGCCTTCTTTATTTTCAGGAGAAAGAGCTGATACTTCAAAAGGTGCATATCGTTCAGTAGGAGAAATGTTAACAGATATTAACAATCCTAAATACGCAACTGATAGTGCATTTAGAGCAGACGTAGAATCTAAAGTGAAAGCATCTAATGTTCTGTAATGGCTAGAGATTATAAGAGTGAATATCAAAATTATCACTCTCGACCTAAACAGAAAAAAAATCGAGCTAGTAGAAATTTAGCTAGACGATTAATGAAGAAAAGGCTGGGAGTGAAAAGAATTAAAGGAAAAGACGTAGACCATAAAGACAGCAATCCAAGAAATAATAGTCGAAGTAATTTAAGGATAGCTTCTAAAAAATCAAATCGTTCAAGAAATGCTTAACTTTTTAGTACCTATATTAAAAAATCCTCTTAGTCGCTTAATTGTTTCTAAGACAATAGAAAAAGTTTCACATCATTTGGAAAAAGAAAAAATTATTAGAGCAAGAGAAATTGAAGCTAGTAAAACTGTTGATGTTGCTAATATTAAAGCAAGTTCAAGCAGTTTCCGTGATGAACTTTTAACTATAATTATTAGTGGAATCCTGATTTGCACATTCTTACCTATTACTCAACCGCACATGATTAAAGGTTTTGAAATTATGCGTACAGCACCGACTGAATTTTGGTGGGCGGTTCTTATATGCTTTTCTGGAAGTTTCGGATTGTCAACTTTGAGAAATATTAAGAATGGTAAGAAAAAGTAATGACAAGGAAAAACAATACATTCCTAATTGGTTTGTTAGGAACAATACTTGTAGGCATATCAACATGGGTACTCATTACACTTATCGAAATACAAACAATAGTAAGCATGATGCAAAATGAATTAATGAATATAGATAAGCAGTTTGGTCGTGTTTACAATTTTATAGACAGTGTAAGAAACCAAGTACAATGAATAAAGAATTAGGCGGAAATAACAATGACTGAACAAGTTTGTGAAAAATGTAATCATTCATGC